ACACCTTCGCGTCGTCGTCAATCAGGTATCGGATCGTGTTGAACAGGTCGGTCGGCCCCTGCCCCCACTGCTGGGCGCCGAGGTAGTTCGACAGGAACCGCTCGGCCTCGGGGTTGACCTCGCCCGAGGGGAGAAAGGGCTTCGGCTGGCCCGGAGTCGTGCCGGCGGCCATGAGCCGGTACTTGTCCGTGGGGCCGACACCGTAGCGGACCCGCGAGCCGACCTCGTTCATCATGTCGAGGAGATTCGGCATCACGACCTCCCAATCGAGCCCGTCCGGGCCGTCGTCACACGGTGCGCCATGTGCTGCTCAAGCGACCGCTCCCGCTCCTTGTACCGTCCCCACCAGTACAGCGCCTTCTGCGTCTCGCCTTCCCTCTGGTGAAGCTCATACAGCGCGTATTCCTCAACCGCGGGGATGAACTCGTCAGGCAGGCCCGCAGGCACCTCGCCGTCCTCGTCCAATGCCGGCGCGACCGAGGTGTAGTAGACCCTCAGGAACTCGTCGACACTCGTGCTCGGAGTAGGCCACACCGCCAGCCAGTACGCCCCGCGGGTAAACCACGAGATTGGGTTGCCCCGTGTCTCCTCCCACTCCTCGTATCCGATGTCACCCAGACTGATCGGGGTCAGCCACCTCACTCCCGGCTCATGCCAGACAGCCGTCACCGACAGCACGCCGTCCGCGAAGGCCCGCAGGTCGTAGTACGTCCTCGCGGGCTTCAGCGGGATGGAGCACCACCGCTCGAAGTACCGGGTCGCCTCGCTCAGTTCAGCTAGCCCGTCGTTGATCGCCGAGTTCAGATCGGCGTCAGACCAGCGGGTCGTCGAGGCGGCCTCGTACTTCGTCCGCACCCGCGAGCGGATGTCGCTCCGGGTGAGCACCTACCGAAACTCCTGGACCTCGCGAAACGGCACCTGGTCCACGATCAGGAACTCGGACTCGGACCCGCTCGGGTTCGCGTCCTCGAACTGGTTGGCGTTGTTCCCGTACCCGAGCGCCGGGATCGGCTCGAGGTACGTCGTGCTGTCGCCCTCGTACATCACGAGGTCGAAGGGCTCGCGCCGGTACTCCTCGCGCCCGCCAGCCAGCACCTTGCGCGTGTACACGGCCTGACGGAACGCGGTTTCGTTCGAGAACGGGATCGGCATCAGGCTACCCTCACAATCGATGCTTCTTTGCCGTCAACGACGGTGTTTTCCATGGCCTTGCCCGCGGCCCGGAAGTTCTCCTCGGTCACGAACGCGGGGAGCAGGTGCGAGTGCCCGCACTTGATCCCGCTGTCCACCCAAGGCTTCATCCCGAGCTCGCCGGCACGCAGGCAGAACGTGAAGTCCTCCGAGAACTCCGTCCACTCGAAGGGCTTTTCGAACTTGTCCTTCAGAGCCTTCAGCAGCTTCGCGCTGGTGAACGCACAGCCGAACCCGACCCCGTCCACCTCGAACAGCTTGCTTTCGTCGGGGAAGTCCCGAAACCAGTTGAACTTGACCCCGTTGAACATGGCGAACAGCGGCCAGTGGGGGAAGAACTTCTGGAAGTACATCCCGCTCGTAAAGTCCTTGCCGTAGGACGCGAGTTGTATGATCGCGTTCGGGGGAAGCAGGATGTCGTCGTCCATCCAGAACAGCCCGTCCGCTCCGCTCTCGAGTGCGGCGTCGAGCGCCCCGTTGCGCCCCTCGACCCATCCCACCCGGATCGTGCTCACGTCGCCCGCCCAGGTGATGCCGTGGTTCGAGGCCGTCATGATCGCCACGCGCAGGGCCTTGTCGATGTGCGGGTCGATCGGGCCATAGCTCGGGACTGCGAGGGCGAGCTTCACGCGGTTACTCCAGGCTTGACGGTCCCCGTCAGGACCCCGAAGGCCAGCCGGATCATCCGCGGCAGGAAGTACTCCCACCACAGCGGATTGCTCGGCCGGATCGAGTTGGACCCGCACGGGCAGATTGGCAGGGCCTTCCGCCCCTCCAGCCGGTCCAGGATCTCGAGCTTCGTCACCACGCGGGAGCACTTCGTGCATCGGTTGACGTGGAACGTCGTGTCCGACGCCGTCAGCTTCAGTCCCGGTCCCTCCATTAGCTCTCCTTCCTCATCACGAACTGCATTTCCTGGATCACGTTCAACCGATACCGCATCGCCTCGTTGATTTCCTCGACCGTCTTGTCTCGCCACTCGACGCAGGGAGTCAGCTCCGTGTGGACCACCCTCCAGTCCACCAGAGGCATGAACTGGTGCGCCCCCGTTCCGACCGTCCCCTTCCGCTCGTAGAGTTCCTTGCAGAAGTGGTTCGGCGTCGTCTCGTCCCACAGTTGCTTGTGGTACGGGTTCGCGTAGGCATCGGAGTGGGTCGCATACGGCACGATGCCGATGAGGTGGCCCCCCACCTTCAGGACCTCCCCGATCTCGGCCATGATGTTGAACAGCTCGTCCCCGCGGAAGTGCTCGAGGAAGTGGCTAGCCAGCACCGTGTCCTGTGACCCACGCTCGAACGGCCACGGGAAGGCCCGCAGGTCCCACTTCATGACGCCGGGAAGCTGCGGGTGGAAGTCCACGTTCACGAAGCCTTCCTCCGGGTTGGCGCCACACCCGATATTCAGCCGGGCCGGGCCGATGAACGCCTTGAACTTCTCCTTGAATATCGGTTTCACCTAGATCCTCGAACAGTTCCTACAGATCTCGTGCTTGTCTGCCTGGTCGCTGAAGTGGTCCTCGCGAAACGTGCGGTAGAGGTCCGAGTTGTAGACCTCGCGGAGCGACTGGCTGTTGAGGTCCCCCATCTGCTTCTTCCCGAATGGGTCGAAACAGCACGGAGTCACCTTGCCCTCGAACGTGACGTAGATCTGACCGAGCGCCCGGCCACATGCCTCATTGGGTTTCCACTGCCGAACCGTCCTGTTGTCGCCAGACCAGTTGCCTTCCCGGACGGCAAGGAACCGATCCCCCCACATCTCGAAGAGCGGCTCGGTCTGGGGATAGGTAAAGCTGTCGAGGTTGGTGACCGCCCTGATCATGACTCGGCACGTCTTCTCGGCACGGATCGCCGCCGAGATGTTCGCCATGACCGTGTGCCAGTCATCGAGCCCCATCACTCGCTTTCGCGTCTCTGCATCGGCGGCGTTGAGACTCACGAGCACCATGTCGAGCCCGGCGGCCTGTAGCTCCTCGTACCGCCGCAGGTTGAGGTACGTCCCGTTCGTGTAGACGTTGAGGAACGCGCCCGGCATCCTGCTACGGGCGTATGCAACGCGGTGGACGAGATCAGGGTCGAGGAGCGACTCGGAAAGACCCGTGAGGCAAACCTCCGTAATCTCCGGGATGCCCGCCGCCTCGTCGATGATCTTCGTGAACAGGTCCATGCTCATTCGCCCCTTGGCTCGAGAGTTGAGTGGCGTGGCATAGACACAGAAGTGGCACCTTGCGTTACATACGCCCGTCGTCTCGATCTGAAGCTGAAGGCTCACCCGCTACAGGGCGCGGATGAGGACCTTCTTGTTGGCCGCGGCCGGCGTGGTCGCCGTGGCGAACGCCTCGGCCGCGTAGACGAACCCGCTGATCCCGTCCGCGGTCGTGGTGCCCGACAGGTACCACTGCGCGTTGGTCCCGACGAGCGCCTGGCCCGCCGCGATCGCCACGTTCGTGGTGTTGGTGACGTACGCCTGGGACTTGTACCCGTAGACCTGCACGAGGCCGTAGGACGAGTCCGCGATGTCCGCGTTCGCGAGGCCGACGAACAGCGACAGGGTCGCCGTCGCGGGCTTGCTGACGCGCACGCCATCCACGCTCGCGGTGATGTCCCACACCACGGGGTAGCCGGCGGTCACGGTGGCCGCCGAGACGTTCTGCACGATGATGAACACCTTCTCGGCGTCCGTTCGGTTCACTCTCTGGAACAGCATCTTCGATCTCCTTGTCACTTGCCCCCGGCGGGTTCCTGGCCCGCCGGGGAGTTGGTTATGGGAGCCCTACTAGCTCGCCGTGTTGGTGCTGATCCCGAACAGCACGCCCTGCTTGCGCCGGTTCGAGGTCCAGTGCACCCCGTACCAGAGCACCAGCGCCGTCTTCGCGTCCTGGTTCTCGGGCACCACGAAGTCGCCCGCCGAGAAGTTGTGCGAGCTGTCCACCGTCACACCGAGGAAGTTGGAGTTCAGCATGTACCAGGTGCCCGCGTCCGCAGCGGAGCCGACCGTGGTGTCGCCGTTCTTAATGTCCGGCACCTTCTCGTCCCAGACCACCGGCTTCCCCTTGAACGCCACGTTCTGGAAGGGGATGTCCGCGTTGACGTAGCTCTGGTTCTGGTGCAGCGCCGCGAGCGCGGACTCGTAGAGCTCGAAGGTGTACTGGTCGCAGATGTGCCAGTCCGGCGAGCCCTTCGCGCCGCCCCCGCCCTTCGAGCAGAGGTTGTACATGTTCCGCAGCGCCTTCAGGAAGCCCGCGAACGTGCTCGAGGCGTCGTCCGCGAACTGGTTCTTCCACCAGGTCTCAGTACCGGCCGCGATCGAGCCGACCGTGCCCGTCCCGTCCTTCGAGACGAGCAGCGGCAGCGGGTCGAGAAACACCGAACCGTTGACCGCCGAGGTCCGGGCCGTGGTGAACGAGGCCCCGTCGATCGACCCCTGCCCGAGCAGGATGCCGTCGTTGAAGAACGTCTCCAGGCCCATCACGGTCTGGTTGGTGCGCTCCTTCAGCAGGTCGAAGATCCGCTCGGAGCCGCGGTTCTTGAACTCCTCGAGCCCGCTGATCGACACGGCGCCGGCCGCCTGACGCCAGTCGAAGAAGGCCGACGTGATGCCGTCGGACGGAGTGGTGTCGATCTGGCCGAAGCTGGAGTAGCTGTCGGCCGCGCCGAGCTCGTACATGAGGCTCACCCGGTAGCGGTCGCCACCGGACGAGACCTTCTTGTAGTTGCCCGACTTCTTGACGGCGTAGAGGTACTTGTTGTTACGGGTGATCTGGTCCTCAATCTTGTCGCGGACCTTGTCCAGCACCGAAGCGACGATGCTGGTGTAGCTGCGCGTCACGCTCGTGGCGCCCATGTTAGCGATCCTTCTGAGGCATTCGCCTCACCATTGAGTGAACGACTCAGGTGGCCTCAGTCCCGGCGAGTCCCCACCTGCGCGGTTACTCTCCGGTGCCCGGATCGCTTGGTCGGCGCGACGCCGACTTGCTACCAGAGCGGCTTTGCTACCGACGACCCTCCGCGAGGGCTTCCTGCATCGCCACGTCGAACGCCTCGTTGAGCGACATCTCCTTGGTGATGCCCGACGGACGAGAACGACCAGCCGAAGGCACCCCGCGGGCGGGCTCAGCAGTCTGTGCTGCCTTGTTCATCCGCTCCAGGATGCGCTTCTCGATCTTCGCCTCCATG